CTAGCTCACCAGCTTCAATCACTCTCGTCTTTCCAAGTGCAACCTTCTCATCTGCTCTCAACTCATCTTTCAAACATGCTGTGAATGTTGTTGTTGGATAGCCTCCACTCCTCAATAGTTCATCTTGTTCCTCAACATCAGATCTCAAGCGATCCGAGATCACTGGATCTCCCTTTGCATCAATAGTGAACAAATCACTCTTCTTCAAATGCTCTCGTGTGTACTTGAGACCAGGGCTTGTGTTCTTATCAATAGGATTTGTTCCTGCTCCAGTAATTGCCTCCTCCATTGGAATTGATCTTCCAACTTTCACGTGTGGGCGAATTCTCTCCAGAACTCTAGCCTTAGCAACTGCAAATGTGTTCAAATCAACATCGAATTGGTCAACTCTGTATTTTTCTGCTGCTTCCTTTGTCAAATTATCAATAGGGACCGTTATGCGCTGGTCCGTTGCTCTGAGTGGTGCTGGTTGCATCGTTGCTTCTTGAATGCCGTAAAAAGGCGATTTATGAATGGCACTCTTGGGTGGTTGGAAAAAAATGTCATCTGATGGTGTTTTGCTCGTCACAAGACCTTCATACTTTGCTATGCAAACATCCAGTCTCACTCCATAGGCAAGTCCTTGCCTAGATCCATTGTGCATTGCAATGATCTTCCAGGTTCCATACTGTTTTTGAAGTAGTAGGGACCCACAATCTCCTCGAACTGTAAGCGCATAGTATGAAATCTCGTTCATTCTCATGCCCTGAATGTTCCCATCAAAGTCCTTCATTACAATCATTCCTGCGTCCTTTACTGTTCCAGCCTCTCTCTCTCGAAACAGGTTGTCCATCTTAGTTATCAGCAGAGCATCTCTAGAAAAAATGGGTTTGGCAATATGCTTCCACATACCTTTGAACTCCACTCCAATCGACGAATCTATCACAATGCGGGCCATGTCCATTTTTCCTTGTCCAGTCACAAATTGTTCAACTTCGTACATTTCCTCTGGAATTTCGTAAGTGATAGATCTGTGTTCAAACGTCATCGTTCCTTCTCCAACTCCATGCGCGTACACAAAAATATCACGTTGTCCAACGCAAAATCCAGTACTCTTCAATCCACATTCAAACTCTAGGTGTATCATTGAGTCAAGAATGTGCTTGTACTCTGTGCTGTTGTGTCCTCCTTCAACCTCAATAGGTCCTGCTTTTGTTGTCCTCTTCAATACTCTTGTCAGTCCAGGTTTGGTCATTGGATTGTATGCCCGTTGTTCTTCTGTGGCACGGAATCCTTTGATCATGTCATAAATGGTAGTGCTAACTCTGATCACTGTAACTGCCAAAGACACTCTTTCCAATAGTGTCTTAATGTCTGTTGAAACTATGTTAGCCCAGCAATCCTGCATGGCTTTTACAACTTTGCTCCGAATGTTTGGTGGAACAACAGCTGTCTCTCGTGCCTCATGAAAAATCTCGAGGTCACTGCTCATTTGTGTCATTTCCTTTGTCAGTTCTCTCATCTCTCCCAACAATTGTTCAAATTCATCATCAGTCATCTGTTTTTCATCTTCTTCTTTTCCCTGAAACATCACAGCAAATTTCTTCATTTGATCTTCATCTTGCTTCATCTGCTCAAGCAGTGCTTGGTGCACAACTTGATTGTCTCTTACTTTCATCAAAATCATGTCCACAAAGTCAAAAAAACGAAATGTCTTCCATGTGCCATCAATGTTGTACTCCCAGCAGGATCCATCCTGAAGTGCTCCAGTCTTTGTTGCTTTAGCCAAATCAATGCACATTGCTCCGTTGGTGATTTTCTGATAATAAGTTGCAGCTCTAAAGCCAACAACCATAAACCTTCTTTTCAATGCTTTTGGGGCTTTCAGTTTGCTGTCACTAACTGGACTTGTGTTTGAAGTTGTCACTAGTACTTTTCCTTTGTAGTACATTCCTTTCTGGTCAACATCTGCCATAGGCAAAATCACCTGGGATGATCCCATGAGTTGCAAAGCCAGGGAGGCTTCCTGCTCATCTGTGTTCGCCATAAACTCATCAATGTAATGCACACCTTGTCCACAATATCCGTCAAAATAATTGCTTCCGGTTGCATGCGTGTACACTTCTGTGTTCAGTGCTTTTGCAATGGCATTTGTCAATCTGGTCATCAAAACTGTCTTCCCTTGTCCTGGTTCTCCACAAAAATGAATTGCCACTGGATCAACTCGAATTGGATCCTTTGGCTTTTGGTGCCCAAGCTGCATTCTCTTCATGTTGTTTAGTACAATTCCAATGTTCCTTGAAATCGGGCAATTTGGGACAACCAAACTTAATTTGTAAAATTTAGATAGAGTGTCAAACTTTTGTTGCCAATCGTCTCTGTCTGCTTGAGTAGGCACTCCTTGCATCTTTACCTTAGCCATAAGGGCTTCTGTCTCCGTCAGGGCGTCAATGATTTTCTCCTTTACTTCTTCCAATGTAGCCTTAGCGACCTGAATCCTGTCTGGATTGTACCACTGTTGTAGTTTATCTGCCAATTCCTGAATTTTTGTTATCCACCAACCAAGGTTTTTGGACACCAAGGTGAAGGTGTTAAATCCAAGTTGTCCTTGCTCAGTGACAACATCTTGAGTGTCATCAACTGTGTCAAACCATTCTTCCTGTTGCTCATCCTGGCACTTCATCACTTTATTTATCTTTGCCAAAAGGTTGTTTCTCTCTCTGGTGTACTCTTGTTTGTGCTCCATCTCTGGAATCAAATATTCTGCCAATTTCTTCAAACTCATATGGCGAAAAGCATCCAAAATACTGGTCGTCAAATCAAATGCTGCCAGGGCTGCGATTGCTCCTCTTGCAATGGCATTGGGTGTCAGGGAAAAGATTAATGTATACAACACTGCTCTTATCATTCCTTTTACACATGTACGAGCTATGGAATCAGCGATCCCATCAACAATGCGAGTAATGTTGCCATCAGCCATCATCGTTGTCAGTACATGTACTCTTTCAAGTCCAGACTTCTCCCAACCCAAAAACCATGCCAGTGTGTTTGATATGCGGCCTTCTGGGTTAACAATCTTCAAGAACCGAAGTCCTGTCAGCAAATGTGTCTTGTCAATCAAATTTTCAACTCTTCCAAGTCCAACGGGTGTGGTCAATTTCATGTCACTTGTAACCAAATCTTTGCCAATTCTCACCAGTGTTCTTACTTCTGAGTCTGTGAGTGTCAGGTCTCTCCAATGTCTTGTGTCAACAACTTGCAAATGAATGTTACTCTCTCCAATCTCCTGAAAAAAATCCCTGTTCACAATCTCAATAGATTTCAGGTTGTGAACCTTGAGTGCATACCTTATGCGCTCACCATCGACACAATATCTAACATTTGTCGGTCCTGGATTCTGTTCAACATCTCCACTTCTCAGCAGTCGAAAAAAGTGGAACCATCCTGTCGAAAGGTCCCACATATTCGCAACATGCAAAAAAGGGAAGATGATCCTCACAAGCCATCTTGGTCCGTTCACTTTCATTACCATCATGGTGATGGCAGCAGCGGCAGTCTCTGGTGCTGGGTTGCACACAGTGATTGTGTGTGTGTGTTCAAGTTGTGGCATTTGAGAAGTCCAAATCGGATTTAAACAAGCCATTGTAAAATGTGAGTATCTTTTCCAGTCCTCAATGCAATTCTGTACTGGTAGTACATGAATGGTGTCACCAATCTGTTTGTCAGGGCTGTAAAAAAGGGTGTTCCCTTCTTGGGCAGCCATGCATCCTGTTTTGCAGTTTCGCCAAATGTTCGGTCCAGGGTTTGATTCCACGTCTCCACATCTGAGTAGTTCCTGTTTGTCTGATTCTCTCACGTACTCCTTGCACATCCTGTAGGCCTTAAGCAAAGCCTTTGTCCGCCAAAACGAATTGGCCCTAAAAACTTTATCTTCAATGGCCACTTCTGAGTAGCATGTCACATACATCCCGTCGTTGTCACGGATGTCACAGGTCTTATGGACCGGAAAATATCCTTCTCTCTCCAAAAATCTCTTGATGGTTTCCACTTCTGTTTGTCTGCTTCCTTCTTCTTCCACCCATTCCAGGTCTTGCACCTCTTCCTTTTCATCCTCTCCAAGGGCGATGTCAGGGGGAGACTGCAAAAAATAGAATCTGGTATCTGCGTCAAAGGTTGCTCCCATCCACATTATCCATGTTGTATCATCTTGTCCTTCCACAAAAAGCCGACCGAAGTCTGCGGTTTTCACGAATGGTGTCATAACGTAAAAAGGAACGCACAAACTTGCGGCTGAATTTGCCATCACGCACACAGAGCCCTGTGACATGATTTGCGACAAGCGGTCTGCTGCTGTCGTGCCTGGGATTGTTGTCTGAATGTAACTGTGTGCCATGTAAAGAGGTGATGCGGCGGTGTGTGAAACATGAAGAGTCATGTCACCACTCCGGTACAAAAAGAGCTTAAACACCTTTAAAAATGACAGGTTGTTTTCCTTCAGCAAAATGTTCTGCCCTCCTGCAGACACTGAAGTGTATGGTTCAAGGGCAAAAGCACGTCCAACTAGGTTGGACAGCAGCATGTGGTCTGATTTGATCTGACGTGGAAGTGTTGCTTTGACATTTCTGAACACAGGGCGTTTCTGAACCCGTGTGTTAGATGTTTCATCCTCAATGTTGGTGATCGGTGCGCCA